ATCGAGGGGAAACTCCCTGAAAATTTAAATAAAAATGAGTTTGAAAAGTTTGTTCAAAAAGAGATTGAAAAATTCAATACTGCCATTGAGGGTTTTGTCAATGGAGAAACTGAAAAACCTGAAAAAACTGAAAAAACCAATAAGCAGCGTGAAGAGTTTATCTCTCTGAGTAAACAGGCTCTTGAGAATGAGCTGAAAATGTTTGACGCTGTTTATTCAGTAGAACCTGAGCGTGTTGAGGAAATGTTTTTAGTTAAACTGCGTAAACGTTTAGTAGAGAGTAACGGTATTGCAGCTATGGCAACAATCTTTAAAACATTTGTGAAAGAAGATTAAAAATGAAGCACGCTAGTTTAAGCCCTAGCAGCTCCTCAAGATGGCTTGACTGCCCTGCATCAATCAAAGCTTGTGCTGAGTATGAGAATACTAGCAACGCTGCGAGTGAGTGGGGTACTCAAGTACACTACATAGGGGAGCAGCTCTTAAAGGGTGAGACGATAAACGTCGGTGATGTTCTTTGCGAAGATGGTCAAGAGGCGTTTGAAGTTGATGAGGAGATGTTAGAGGTAGCTCTTGATTATGCAAACTATGTTCGTGAGTATATCAACGAGGATAGTGTCGTATTGATTGAGGAGAAACTAGACCTCTCTTTCATTGCTCCAGATACTTTCGGAACATCCGATGCAACCATTTTAAATGATGATGTTCTTCACGTAGTGGATTTAAAAACCGGGCACAATATTGTATCAGCCGAAAACAATACCCAGCTTATGCTTTATGCTTTAGGGGCATATCATAAGTTGAAACACCTCTCTTTTATCGAAGAGGTAACGCTTCATATCGTACAAACCAGAGCAGGAAATATTAGCTCTTGGAGTTGTAGTGTTGAGGATCTCTTAGAGTTTGAAGAGTTTGCTAAAAAGCAAGCACAAAAAGCTCTAAGTGATGAGGCTGAATTTAACCCTACACCTAGAGCGTGTAAATGGTGTCCTCATCAAGCTAACTGTGAAGCACTTGCACAATTTAGTGAAGAGGTTGTTAAAGGTGACTTTGATGATTTAGAAGAGATTGAGGGTAAAGCCAATCTCATTAGTAATGAGCATATCAAGAAGATACTTGATAACAAAGATTTAATAATCTCATTCATCAAAGCCGTAGAGGATGAAGCACTCAATAAGCTACAAAACGGTGAGGTGATTGAGGGTTATAAAATTGTAGAGTCTCAAACTAGAAGGGCTTGGGATAAGTCGGAGTTTGATAAGATTGAAAAATACTTATTGCGCAAACTCAAACGTGATGGGACGTATAAACAAACCATCATTACACCAACTCAAGCACTTAAAGCTCTTGATGATAAAAGTAAAAAATACATTGAGAAATTCATTGTAAAACCGGAGGGTAAACCAACCCTTGCCCCTTTATCAGATAAGAGAAAACCAATCAATGGGACAGTATGTCAATTTGATGAGTTAGATTAAGCGTACGGTAAGTGGTCTTACCGTATAATTTTAAAACTTGTTCCCTGATACAGTTCAAAACAATAAAAGGATAAAACCTAAAAAATAAAAAAGCTAAAAGGATAAAATTATGGCTAAAAAAATCAAAATTAAAAATGCACGTTTATCGTTCCCGAGTCTGTTTAAAAAAGCGGTCTTCAATGGTCAAGATGGGAAATATGAAGCAACGTTCCTTATCCCAAAATCTGATAAGAAAACTTATCAAGCAATTATGGATGGGATTGAAGAGCTTAAAAAAGCTAACAAAGCAAAAGTATCAAGTGATAAACTTTGTATCAAAGATGGTGATGAAATTGAGTATGACGGTTATGCAGGTCATTGGGCTGTTAAAGCTTCAAACTCTAAACGTCCAACAGTTGTAAATCGTGACAAAACGCCTATCGTTGAAGATGATGACATCATCTATGCTGGTTGTTATGTGAACGGTGTTATTGAGTTATGGTTTCAAAATAACTCGTATGGAAAACGTGTCAATGCTAACCTTTTAGGTGTGCAGTTCGTCAAAGACGGAGAACCATTTGGAGATGGGGCGAAAGTTGCATCCGAAGATGACTTCGATGAAATTGATGAAGATGATGAATTTTAAGATTAGGGCTTAGCCCTAATCTAATAAAGTCCCTGTAAGTCTCTTAAAACTTTTTTCGTGAATTGTTCGGTTTTAAGAGGCTTACAGGGGTTTTATACTTTATTCCCCGCTTTTAAAGCAAAAATAAAAGTACTTATCTGGTTGGTGTTTTTCTTAGTTCTTTATTCACTACCTCCTTTTATTATTTTATATAACCTATCTCTTACAGCCCACTATTAGTGGGTTGTATAGAGCTTGGACTCTAAATAAAGTCTTTCCGACTAAAAAGGATCTCCTATGAAAAAATTAATAGCGTTTGATATTGAGGTTTTACCCAATTATTTTCTCATTGTATTTAAAGGTGTTGAAACGGGTAAAGAGTTGATTATTGATATGTTTGGAGATGATGCAACATTATCAAGAGAACAACGAAACAGGATAAATCATATGCTTAAAAAGTACACCTCTTTCGGGTTTAACTCTTTAAACTATGATATGCCTATAGTTGAATATGCTCTAAAGGGAGCAACTTGTAATGAGATTTATAAACTCTCTAAAAACATTGTTGAAAACTCTGTACCACATTGGATGACTTACAACAATTTAGGTTTTGAGCATAATTCAAATTATGACCATTTCGACTTGAAAGAACCTGCACCAGCTGTAATGATTTCCTTAAAAAACTACGGTACTAGAATAGGCTCTAAGCGTTTACAAGAGTTCTACCTTGACCCACATCAAAAGATTGATAAAGATGCCGTGAAAGGGCTTAAAAGCTATTGTATCAACGATGTTGATGTGACAATAGATTTATATGAGGCAATTAAAGACCGCATAGAGCTACGCTTGGCAATGGGTAAAGAGTATGGTTTGGATTTAAGAAGCAAGTCCGATGCACAAATTGCAGAGACAATTATGGTCTCAGAGATTTATAAACACTCAAAAAAGAATATCTTCAAACCTAAGTACTCCTCAAGCTATAAGGCGAAATACGTTGCCCCAGATTACATACATTTTAAAAGCCCTCAACTCAATGAGGTTTTGGAGCTAGTCAAGAGTACTGATTTTGAATTAGCTACAAATGGTTCTGTAAAAATGCCTAAAGAACTCTCCAATAAAAAAATTATCATTGGAAAAACTACTTATAAAATGGGTATTGGAGGTCTTCACTCTCAAGAAAAAAGCATCGTTTATGAGAGTAATGACACACACGTAATGAGAAATGCCGATTTTGCAAGTTTTTACCCTTTTATCATTCTCAATAATGAGCTTTACCCGGAACATATTGGTAAAGACTTCTTGGATGTTTATCGTAGAATTGTAGAAACTCGATTAAAGGCTAAGGCAGAGGGAAATAAAGTTATAGCCGACTCACTAAAGATTACGATCAATGGCCTATTTGGGAAATTTGGGAGCAAATATTCTAAAGTTTATTCACCAGATTTATTGATAAGGACAACAATCACGGGACAGCTAACTCTGTTGATGCTTATTGAAGAGTTAGAAGCCCGGGGGATTGAGGTCGTATCTGCCAATACAGACGGTCTTGAATACTTTTGTCCTAGAGAGAAACAAGATCTTGCTGAGGCTATTATCTTTGACTTGGAGTTAGTTACAGGTTATGAGATGGAGCACGGTATCTATGACGGGCTTTATGCTAAGGATGTAAACAACTATATCGCTAAGTATGGAGACAAGGTTAAAGCAAAAGGGCTCTATGCAGAAACAACACTCAGTAAGGGTCGAAGTACCCCTATTGTTTTTAAAGCCATTAGAGAGTTCATACGTGTCGGGACACCACTTGAAGAGACTATCACCACGTGCCCCGATATCAATGAGTTCGTATCCGCTAGAACGGTTAAAGGCGGAGCAGAGTGGAGAGGTGAATATCTTGGCAAAATGGTTAGATGGTACTACTCCCTTGAGGGAAGTTCAATTCACTATTCAACCAATGGAAACTTAGTACCGAAAACAGCTGAGGGGAAAGGTGTTAAACCTATGATGAACTTAACGGACAATATTCCTAACGACCTTGACTATGATTGGTACATCAATGAGGCTAAGAGTAAACTAAATGATTTAGGAGTGAATTATGAAACTTGTTAATCGCCATATATTAAAAGAGATTATCGGAGCACGGGCAGCAGATACACTAATCAATAAGGCTGTTCGCTTAGGTGTTAAAAAAGTCTATAGAACTATACGCTTGCCAAACACTCAGTTCAATAGTGGAGACCGCATTATTACTGCGGTACATTATGATATTGATGATGTGTTGGAACGTATGGAGAAACGTATTGACAAACGTGAACACGTAATCAATAGTGATAGGCGTGTTAGATTGTGGATTAAAAAGGTAAAGGATAACCTATGTTGAAAAAAGAACTCTTGCACCCCTATCAAAAGAGGGCTGTAAATTTTATTTTAGAAAAAAGAAATGTGGCTCTGTTCTTAGATTTAGGTTTAGGAAAGACCGTAACCACATTGACAGCCATTGAGGAGCTAATGTACGATAAGTTCATAGTAAATAAGGTTCTAATTGTTGCACCCCTAAGGGTTTGTAACTCTGTATGGGAGCAGGAGGCTGCTAATTGGGAGCACACAAAGATACTTACATTCTCAAACCTTAGTGGTGGTAAAGCTAATATGCTTAAAGGGCTTCAAAAACGAGCGGATGTTTATCTTATCAATAGAGAAAATGTCAAAGCCTTAGTTGAGCATTTGGGAAAGAAGTGGGATTTTGATATGATGGTAATAGATGAGTCATCATCCTTCAAGTCTCACGCTTCACAACGATTTAAAGCTCTTAAAAAAGTTATCCATAAAATTAACTATACCGTACTTTTAACGGGAACACCTGCACCAAATGGCTATATGGACTTATGGAGTCAAATATACCTATTGGATGGTGGAGAACGTTTAGGGCGTACTATCACAATGTATAGACAGAAATATTTTGTGCGTGATTTTATGGGTTATAACTACGAAATTGCAACAGGGGCTATGAAGCGTATTGAAGAGAAGATAAAAGATATTGTATTGAGTATGGATGCTAAAGACTATCTTGAATTACCAGAAAGAATTGATGTGGTTATGGAAGCACCATTGAAAGGTGAGCTTCTAAAAACATACAAAAAATTTGAAAAAGAGATGCTCTTGAATATCAAGGCTGAGGAGAAAATTACGGCTCTAAACGCTGCAACATTGAGCAATAAGCTGCTTCAGTTTTGTAGTGGTAATGTTTATGATGAAGATGGAAACGTGCACCATATACACGATCTTAAAATTGAAATGCTCAAAGAGGTTATAGAAGATAATCCAAATGAGAACCTCTTTATAGCCTATAACTATAAGCACGAATTGGAGCAGATACTAAAACATTTTCCCCAGGCTGTAGCAATAGATAAAGGTGGAGAAGCCATTGAGAAATGGAACAGGGGCGAGATTAAAATGCTTTTGGGTCATCCTCAATCAACGGGACACGGATTAAATCTACAAAAAGGAGGTAACACTATAGTTTGGTATGGATTTACTTGGTCTTTAGAGTATTATCAACAGCTAAACGCTAGACTTCATAGACAGGGGCAAACGAAACCTGTAAAGGTCATTCATTTAGCCGTTGGTGAGGTTGAGTATAAGCTAATGAAAACTCTTTCCAAAAAGGACATTGTTCAATCAAATTTATTGGAGGTACTAAAATGATGGATATTTTAACAGATTATCGTTTATACGTAATCGCAAACACGTTCATTCAAGCCACTTGGTTTTACATCTGGCTAAAAGATAGACGTGAACATTAATAGAACTTAAGTTAAAGGTGGTATAATATGGACGGTAAACAACCAGAAAAAAAGATACAAAAAGAAATTATCAAGTATCTTGAGGGTAAAGGGTATTACGTTGTTAAAGTTGTTGTTGCTAATAAATCAGGTGTACCAGATATTCTATTTTGTAAAGATGGAAAGTTTTGTGCAATTGAGGTTAAAGCAACAGGCAAAAAGAAAAACGTAACAGAGTTGCAGAAACTGCATTTAAAAATGATTAGGGACAGTGGTGGTACTGCCATCGTTTCCGACTCATTGGAAGAAGTAAAAGACACATTTAAAGGATAAATAATGGCAAAAAAATTAAAAGAAACACACATATCTACAACACCGGACGTTAGAGAGAAATTGAAAGCTATCGCAGAGTTTGAACAGCGTGCAATGAGAACAATATTAAAACGTGTTGTAGAAGCAGAATACAAAAAAGTATTCGAGAAATAGTTATGAGTGACAATATTGAACCCGAACATTATCTCAAATTTGAGATAACGCCTGCGGAGTATTGTCATAGGAACAAGTTGGATTTCAATTCTGGAAACGTTATCAAATACGTTACACGCTTCCGCGATAAAAACGGGATTGAAGATCTTAAAAAAGCTAAAAAATATTTAGAGCTCATCGCTGAGTTTGAATATGGAGAGAAGATATGAGCTGCGAGAGGAGCTAAAGAAAGACATCAGTTCTAAGAGCAGTTAATCTGCTCCACTTTAAAAATAATATATAAGGATAAACAATGGAAATAACGATTAAGAATGTAATAAGAGTGCCAGGAAGTAGCTTAAGAGGTAATTGGACGATACCTATGTATCTCATCATCACGGATGATGATAAATTATATATAGACAATACAACATATCATAAATATGCTAAGTGGATACCTGCTGATTGGAGAAGACTCATAGGTAAGAGAGTTGAGATAAATGTAGTATCAGATAGTGGCTACACCTGGGCAGAGTACAAGGAGACCAAAGGACAATAGTAAGAATAAAAGGTGAGAGATTTCGCAAAGATGGGATTACATTTGTTGTAAAATTCCTAACAGTAATAAAGGAGAACTAATGACACTTAAAGAAGCATATATAATCAGTATAAGTACATATGGGCCTACCTCTCTCTTTACTCTACAAGAGTGGTTTAAAGCAAGAGACATAGTTATGGTAAACTCTTCAGCAGCTAAAAGAGTTGCAAAAGCAGAACTTAAAAAAGGGTAAAAAATGAAAATTAAATGAGAGTAACAATGAGTTAGTAGTAAATGCGAAGTATCTATCAGATGCTTTAGAGAAGTGTAGAAATACACATATAAATTTAGATTTAAAGGTGTAGTTATGAGTTGTATAAATGAAGTGGAAACACTAAGACAACAATTAGAGTTTTATCGTAGAAACTACGTGACAGGTTTATATGGTCGTCACGATTTTATGGATACGTTAAAAAAGAAGTATGAGGGTCGTGAGCCGTTTTACTTAGCTATGTATGACGTAAACGGTTTACACAAGGTTAATCGTGAGCAAGGATACAGTGCAGGTGATGCACTCCTAAAGGAGACTGCAAACTGCCTCGTGCATCGTGACAAGGGAGGATTGATTTTCCACATTGGCGGTGATGAGTTTATGGGTATCTATAACACTGTACCTACTGCCTTGAATTGTCAAACTATCACGGGAGCATATGTGTTCTCAAGATTATACGATAGTTATGATGCAATGATAGATGCAGTTGATTTAGGAGTTATCGAAAAAAAGAAGTTACTTAAAAGGAGAAGCAATGACCGTTAAACTTATAAACAAACCAACGTTAGACTATGTTGATTGGGCTATAGGCGAGTGTTATGGGAAAGGTTGTTATAACAACCTTGATGCTCAAAAGAAACGTATTGAAAAAGTTGCTCTAAAACTCAAGCACTCTAGCGTGCTTGAGTTCGCAGAATTTATTTTTGAAATTGAAGCAAGCACAAAGGTACTCTTGGAAATGAGTCGTCATCGTGTTGCATCTTATGCGTGTAAGTCTAGCAGATATACATTAAACAAAGGTGAATTGGTGTTTGAGAAGACAGGTGATGTGGATATTGACACAACACTTGAAGAGCTCAAGGACATTATTTTAGAGCATATCGAAGCAGGGAAGAGTAACGAATTAACGTCACTTTTGTTGCCTCAAGCGTATCAATATCGTTGGGTGGCTAAGTTCAATGCACGTTCACTTAAAAACTTCCTTGCACTAAGAACAGATAAGAGCGCTCACTTTATGATTAGAGAGGTGGCCCTTGAAATGTATAGCGTGCTCCCAGATGAGGTTAAATATCTTTTTAAAGATGACATCAAAAGCCCCATCATTTAAAGGGTTAAAAATGTATAACAAATACGATTGTATAGAAACAATTATTATAGGATTTTTAGCTGGAATGCTAACATTTATAGTGCTTAGTGCGCTTTATGGAAATTAGGAGGAAATATTATGAAATTAACAAAAGAAGAGCTGATTAAAAAATTAATGGCAGGTGAGAAGCTATATGCAGTTGAGTATGTCACTAAGCATTACTGTTATTTTGATGCTTCAGAAGATGAACCATTTGTTTTTTATGACGTAATTAGAGGAGTTAAAGCACCTATGAGTTCTGCGTGGTCTGAAACAGAATGGGAAACTTATAAAGAAAAACCAGAATGGTGGACTCCAAAAGATGGAGAAAAAGCTTGGTATGTAACTATAACAGGAGATATCATAGATAGTTGTATGCGGACACACCGCATAGACAGAAAAATTATAGGGCAAGGTAACGTTTTCAAGACAAAAGAGGAGGCTAAAAAAGAAGCTGAATTAAGAGAGGCTAAATATAGAGTTAAAAAGCGTATTTGGGAGCTAAATGGAGGTGAGTTTATTGGTTTTAAAAATGATAGTAATAATTGGTCTTTTGAGTTACGAGAAGGATTAATGGTTGCAGACACTTGGTCTTTATCTAAGTTTCATCCTAATTGGCAATACCTTAAATCAGATGATTTAGTTAAACAGCTCATTGAAGAGATGAGAGATGACTTACTACTGATTAGAGGAGAGTAAAATGACTTTAACAAAAGAAGAGTTAGCAGAAAGACTAATCAAAGGTGAAAAGCTATATGCAGTTGGAAACGATGAGGAACACTACTGTTATTTTGATAGTGGGTACAAAATGCCTTTTAGATATTGTTGTACAAATGATATGAACGTACCTATGGATTTAATGTGGCTTGAAACAGAATGGGAAACTTATAAAGAAAAACCAGAATGGTGGACTCCAAAAGATGGAGAAAGAGCCTGGTATGTAACTCCGGCAGGTGATGTTAGTGATAGTAGGGTATGGGAATACGAGACAGATATAAGCACTATTAAGCAAGGTAACGTTTTCAAGACAGAAGAGGAAGCTAAAAAAGAAGTTGAATTAAGAGCTGCTAAATATAGAGTTAAAAAGCGTATTTGGGAGCTAAATGGAGGTGAGTTTTTAGAGTTTAATCCAGATATAAGTAACTACACATTTGCACTGATAAAAGATAATGACTTAGCATCTGTCTGGTTTACAAATAAAGTATGTCCTAACTGGCAAATACTTAAATCAAAAGATTTAGTTGAACAGCTCATTGAAGAGATGAGAGATGACTTACTACTGATTAGAGGAGAGTAATGATGTGTTCAATTATATTTTTAACTGGTATGTTAGTTGGAGCATTGCTTCTTATGCTTATTATTAGCTCAGGATTTTAAAATGAAAAACGATAAATTAGATAAAGAGCTAAACATTGCTCTTATAGTGATGCTTACAACGCTATTGATAGCTGTAGCTATGGTGATAGATGACGTAGTAGGAGAGCATAATGTGCAAAGAAGTGCATCAATCGTAAAGGGATAAAATGTCTAAGATTTACACAACAACAGACAATATAGAAATGTCACAACAGGAGTACCTTTATGGTGAGGATGTTGATGTGCCTCTAATCCCAAATGAGGTTATTAACAAGCGCATAGAGCTTTTAGAGAAGCACCTTGCTACACTCTTAGAAGTGGACTTCAGAAAAAGAGATGGTGTTCGTGCTAACGCTGTACTGAAAGCTCTTAACTTTTGGAGAAAAATAAACGAGGTGGATAATGGATAAAGTATCAGAAGCCCGGGCAATAATCACTGCTTCGTATATCCTCTTTCTTATTGATGGATTATTGGATGCAAGTGAGAAAAATAAGGGGTCGGTTATCGCATTGAAGCAAGCGCTTTTGAGCAAGACAACAACTGCCAAAAGCAAATGCTACGTTGAGATATCTAATGAGGGGTGGGCAAGTATGGTTAAATACTATTCTAAAGAGAATAAACGTCTTTACATATGGGATGCGGTTGAGAATTTAGCTTATAGTGAGTACGAAAATATGACTAAGGTTTTTGGTAAAAATATTTTCAATCTCATCAATAGTTTTGTAGCTAAGCAAACACCCGTTGAGTATGATAAAAAAGTTTTGGCGGAGTCACGTGAAGTGACAGACAGATTAACTTTCTATATGAAAAAGTTAATTAGAAAGATTATAAAAAAGGAAAACAAATGTTAATAGATGTAATTGAATTTAATAGAAAAAGAAACGGTTTTAAATTGGACGTGGAATTAGAGTTAAGTATGCTCAAAGAAGAGGTACAAGAGTTTTTTGATGCAACAACAACTGCTGAGAGACTTGATGCTTATATTGATACAGAGTACGTTTACAATGGTACAAAGATGAAAATCGCATATAACGTTGCACCAGTTAATCCAGACCTTGAAAAATGGATAGATGACTCTTTAACACTTATGTATAGAGTATTGAAAGAAGAGGGTATTGGAGATTTAACTATTGCTAATGCACGTAAAATTGTTGCAGATATCAACGCTTTAAAAATCAATAAGCTTGATGAGAACGGTAAAGTTATGAAGCAAGAAGATCTCCCTAATGCTACAGAAGAGATTGCAAAACTTTTAAAAGAGATTTAGTATGAAGCACGTTACAATCAAGTTCGTTGAGGACAGAGCAGAGGTGGAGTACAACATTGACAATACAGCCCAACTCTTTACAGCCCTACTCTCCATTGAGGGTATCATTGGGCGTATTACAGGTCTTGGAGCAACAGAGATACGTGAGATTGTCGATGATGAGAAGCAACACATTGAGGTTAAGGCTAAACCCGAAGAGGTTATAGATACCGAAGAGGTTGAGGATTAGAACCCACTAGCATAGCTAAGATGAGTTCGCCCTCTTCTCATACCTTGAAAGTGTTGAAGTGTAAACTCAATGGTTTTTTGTGCCTCTTTTTCTAAGTGGTACTCATAACCTTTTTCACTATCATCGACCATCCACTCAAGCAAATACTCAACACCCATCGCTAAACTATCAAGCCTATCATCGTGAATAAGAGAGTCTCTCTCAGAAGTCAAGTGAGATAGTTGATGTGTGAATGAGTAGTTTCTACTTGGGGCGTTAAGGTCATCAATAAAAACACCTCTATCAATAACAATCCTATGTTGATTGAGTATTGGTTCAAGTGTTTCAATGATACGTACCTCTTTTTGCCCCTTAACTTTAAAGCCCTCTACTTCTGTTTTAGGGCTTTTTCTTAAAATATGAGGTTCTAACATTTTTCTAAATGCACCATCACCGTAGTTATCTTCAATAACTATCGTGTCAATTTTGTGTATTTCGCAAAGTGTTGCAATGTTTATCATCACCTCATCATCATATCCACCTTGAAGACCCATAATCTTTTTGATAAACAGTTTACCGTTAAGGTGATAGATGATACTAATACCCAACTCATCTTTACCTTTACCCGCAGGGTCAATACTCATTATACGATAGTCATATGATGCTCTATCATCACTAACATAGGCCGGGGTATAAAGATAGTCTTTAGCAAACCCATTGTGCTTCTGATAGAGTCTTTTATCTGGCATTGATGAGTAAATGACTTTTAAAGGGGCAGAGTCATCATCAACATCCATAACAATAAAGTCACTAAGTTTTAATGGATATCTCAGTGCATCAGACTCAGAAACATCAAGCATATATTGAAGTTTAAATTTCGATTTACCGATACGAAGTTTTTTAGATTGTAAAAAGTTATCGTTAATACGGTCATCAACAGCACGCCCAATAATTGATGGGTCTTTAGTAATACGTTCTTTTATAAACGGAGCAAGTCCTCCAAAATAAGGTGAGTCATCCTCAGGATAGTATGCAGGAATAACGAAAGGTCTAAAACCTTTATTATCAATCCAATTGACATAAATTGAACTCATTGAGTGAGGGGTACAAAGTGTTATAGACTCATCTTTACCCGTCATTAAAAGGTTCTGAGCCTCCATCGCATACGTGTCGATTGCCTCTGTTTTGACAGCAGACTCAACTGTTTGCGATGTTTCAATATCATCGTATATGATTAGGGATGCCCGGAAACCTGTTACTTGAGTTGCCGCCCCAACCGCATAAACAGATGGTGAGTCCGAAGCAGAAGCACCAGCGACATCGAAACTCTCTCCAGATGTTCTCTCCATACCGTGACGGGGTGTCATCATTTTAGTAATTGGCAAGATCTTTATCATCTTTTGAACAAACTGAGAGTAGTTAATCGCACGTGTTCTACCTGCAGACATTACAAGGATATGCTCATCAGGGTCGTTGAGCAAACGCCATACAACATAAATTTGAGAGGTTAAAGATTTCGATAAACCCCTCATAGCCATCACCATACGGTGAGGTTTTGTACTATCCATAATGAACAATGCCATCTCATATTGTGAGCGTGTTGGTCTTGGTAGTCCTAAGTGTGCAAAGGCATATGTATAAAATACGATAAAGTTATCGTATAATAATTCATCTTCAAAATATTTATCATCTTCATACACATTGCCCCATTCAACAGAACAAAAGTAATCCACCTGTTCTCTTGGGGTCATTTGAGAAAAATCCATTATTTAGATACTCCTTTCTCTCTTCTCTTTTTAGCCTCTTCTAATTTGCGTTTGATTTCATCTGTAACATCATCACGCTCTTTCTCTTCAACAACAGAATTAGCCTTGAGATAGTTTGTTACTGTAGCAAGGTCTTTAAGTTCACTTGTATCACTATCAGGTGATGAGAGAATGCTCATCATCTTATCTAGTACCAACTCATCCAATTTTTTAAGTTTTTCTTTTTTAGTCATTATCTTATGTCCAATTCTTGAGGAGCAACAAGGTTATGTGCATCTTTTGCCACTGAGAACATAGCCGGACTGAGCATACCTTTGATTGATGAATACATACCTGCTTGAGGCATATTCAAAATCGCATAGAGTATAACTGTCTCTTCATCAACATCCTTACCTTGTATTGCATATCTGGCTTGAAGTCCTAAGTAAGACCCTATAAAAGCACCTGTAGCGTGAATGACTGCTCTTTTGTCTAAGTGTCTAAGGTCATTGAGCCCATACTCGTTAAACTGCATCATAGGGTATGTGATTAACCCTGTTAAGGTTCTACCTAAATCAGTTGTTCTACTGAACAAAGGTGTTTCACCAATAGTTGTCTCAGGTGATATTTGTTGGTTCATAACTCTCAATACAGATGCAAGTTTGTCTCTACTCTTAATTGACCACTCTTTAGAGTTCATTGTAGCAAGTGTTCCATCTTCATTGAATTTGATTTTGTTTTTAAACTCTTTTACAAAAGCATCATCAATACCCCACTCTTTAGCTCTATGTGGTTCAATGCCTCTTACACTTGTATCATTTTTATGTATAAAGTTGGCGATCTTCTCAAGGTTCATCTCCATACCTGCCCGCTGCATCATATCACCCATTCTACCTAATTGATTGAGATAAATAGAGAAGTCCCTCATTTTCATTGTACCGTTACGAATAGAGCTAAGAGCAGTA